ATCAAATCTTGGGTTTGTGGTTATCTCCTTGAGGGCAAACATCGCCTGAGCATTAAGCGCCTCTTGCGTTTTGACTATCTGACCGTTTTGAATTAATCCCAATTCCTTCAGGTAGTCATTAAGCTCTTTGCCGCGCTCTTTCTGCCAGCTAATCATACCTAGATTGTATTGATTGTTTTTTGGGTCGCTGTGGCCGCCAAACAAATACTGGCTCTGATAGTCGTTTTCGCGTCCAACCTCAGCCGTGATAATTCGAGCCTGATTGTCTGATAAACCTGCGCTCTTGAAAGCCTTATAAACCATCATTTGATTGCTAATGGCTTTGCTAGTCTTGTCTTTAGCGGCTGCTAATTTACCTTCTGCTGCTGCGGCTGCGGCTGCATCGACTGCATTAACAGCTAGTCCGTCGTTATAAACCTGAGTCGCATCGCTAGTCGCATAGAGCGCACCTGCTAGACCGTTAAGCGGCTTAGTGCTTGACTCATACATACCGCCAATAGCAGTCGTTAGACCTTTAAACTCGGTGATGATGTCAGCGCCTAAATCCATATTGATAGCGACATAAGCCCTAGCCCCATCACGCAAGGCTTTGGCTTTATTTACCAGTCCGTCAGCGTCAAAAAAGTCACTTGTAGTTATGCCAATATTAGCGACCTGCTCACCGAATGCTTGAACCAATCTAACAATTAGCTTGATACCACCTGCAACGCCCACAATCCCAGCCGCCACAGTCTTAGCAATCAAGCCTACTGACTCCATTGTTGTGCCAAACTGACCGCCTTTTGTTTTACCGTCAACAAAATAACCCATAAGGCTATTTAAGACTGGCATCATCTGCGACGCTAGCTGTGTTTTAAAACCATCAAACTGAGTAGTGACCGCTTGTGTTTGCGCTGTCAATCGTCTTGATTGTTCGATAGCCGCTTCGGTCTTGATAACGCCTGCCGCTTCTAATTCTTCGCCGTACTTATTAAGTATGTCGCCACCATCGGCAAACAATGGCATTAAGTTACCTAAGTCACTTGCTAGACTTTCAAAAACAAATCGCTGTTCCTGTGATGTAGCGCCCAATGCGTCCATCTTGTCTTTAACAAGTTGGATCGCTTCTGCACCATCTTTACCTTGCAGTGTTTTGCCAAGATTGCGGATTTCTTCGTCAGTCATCTTGGTATTGTTTTGCAGGGCTTCAAAGAAGTCAGCCGCACCACCACCACCTGTCGCGCTAAACTCGCCCAACTTCTCCTGAACATCGCCTAAAATACCACCGAGCGCGTCTTGCTCAATGCCAAGCTGTTGAGCTGCGTAACTTAGCGTTTGGAAGCTCTTTAAGCTAGTGCTGGCTGTTTTAGCCATGATACTAAGCTGCACGTCAGCCTTTGCCGATTCAACCGTAAACGACACTAGGGCTGCACCTGCTACGGCCACGCCTGTTGCCGCCATTGCGCCAAATGCTAATGCTGCTTTGCCTAGATTTTCGGTTACTGTATTGTTGATATTGTTTGTACTATCACGCGCTTGCCTTTCAGCGCGTGTTAATCCATCGGTAAACTCACTTAGCCTTACCGCTAAATCAAGGGTTAATGTGCCAAGTGAGGTTGAAGCCATTGCGTACTTTCCTTGTTTTAGGTAATAAAAAACCCCAATCACTTCTGATTGAGGTTTTTAAATATATTTTTTCGAGGGTTATATCAATGCTGCCACTCTAGATCAGACACATCAAACTTAAACTGCTGATTGCCGTTATTAAAAAACCCTATTTCAATCATAGTTCTTTTTGATTTTTTCAACTGATTAATAAATTCGTCTTCAGAGCTGTCCAAGAACATAGCCTCGCTTGACCCACCAGCAGCTCTAGAAATAGAGTATTGTTCAACACTCTTATCATCAAGTTTTACTGTCATTATGCAATTACTGTACTCACACCATAGCTGGCCATTATTAGTAACAACCAAAACTTCATTGCCAAGCTCATCGCTATGTCTAATAATAATCGCTAGATTAGTGCCGCCGCTGTAAGGAGACTCTAAATAAACATTGTTTTCAGACTTAGATATAGCGGTGTAGGTAGTAGTACCTCGCATCTCATCAATGGATTCATCGTAGTTCCAGCTACTTGTGATTACTTCAGTTTCAGATAACACCTCTGTATTGGTATTACCTACTAAAGATGACGACGCTACTTGATCTGTAGGTCGCGACACTTCCTCACTAGCAGTATCATTTTCAGAGACTTCACCAGACATACCAGCCATTACTGCCGAAAGCACCATAAACCCAATAAATATTGCTGCAATCCACGTAAGAACTGACTTACGCTTAACTTTAGCACCACAACCGGGGCAGGTATCTGTGTTTTCAATAAGGGAGCTGCCACAATTTTTACAATTAATAAGCTTAGACACAAATCGTCCTTATCGTTTTATTTGCAATAAAGACCTCACTATAAATCATCAAAAACAATACAGCAACATTTGTCGGATTAATTATCAATCTGATCTTCAAAGCTTTCAACGACATCATCTTCATTAGGCATGAACTCTAGCGGTTCTACCCAGTTTTCATACTTAAGACCTTTATTGATATTCATAGCAATGATATTTGCCGATGCTTGCTCAACACGTCTGCCGATATTTAAGCTGCCACGCCGTTGGCGATACTCTGCCCATTGATTAATCTCAAGCATAGTTAGATTGTTTTTAACTTGGTGTATCGTGTTGCCGCCGATACCTGCCAGCGCTAACTCAAATAGCAATTCATTTTCGCCAGCTATAAATCCTTTTGGCTCCGAGATTTCTCCATCGACTTTTTTAGATTATCAGCACCATAAACCTTATCGAATACAGCAACCGCTAATGGTTGTACAAAGTTTTCTTCTACCTGCTTCTTGGTAAACATTACTTTGTCTTTATCGTCAACCAATGCCTTGCTGATCCATTCGCTAGACACGTTCTCACCTTCATACAAGCGCTTAAATAGCGATTCAGTTTCAATAAATGGTAGTTGCTTGATGCGAATATCAACACTCATTTCTTCGCCATTATGAAAAAATTCTGCTACTTCATCACGCACCTGCGACACAAGGCTGCCTGACTTAATATCTGATAAGCTTAACTTTGCCATATTCATTTCCTAAAAATAGATAAACCCTCAATTAAGAGGGTTTATTTTTCATTGATATTATGCAGCGCTTTTATGGCGTAGCAGTTTTAAACGCAGTGATTGCTTTTGACTGACGCTTCATTGAGACCGCATGCTTGACCAAAGAATCAGGGTCAAACGTAGGAGCGCCCGCTTTTAATCGCGCTGTGAATGTCGTCCATGTGCGCGTTTCAGGTAGAGTGACCAGCGCTGTCGCCAGTGTTGGCTCAGTTTTGCCGTCGGACCAACCCACATAAACTTCTACAAACTCTTTATCCTCTGCCAATTGCAGCAGTGTCATGTGAGTTGCATTTTTAGGGTCTGTGTTAATAGTAATAGAACCTTCGCCCGGCTTATTAAGGCCGTATGTTGATGTTGCCGAATCTGGCTCATCGAGACATGTGTCGTCAATTTCGGTTGGGCTATCATCACCCAATACGATACCAGTGATGCAATCCATTTTTGTCAGCGTCGGCGCAGCTTCATCGCCGTGCTTAATCCAAACTTTCGTGCCTTGCGTGAGTACGCCTTTTTCTTTCTTCGCCATGATCGGCTCCTAGTGTGATTGGTAAATAGTTAACGCGCTAATATCCAGTTGGCATCAAAGCCGCGACCGTATAGCTTGGCTTTGCTGTCATATAGATTAATAGAGGGATTTAATACCCAAGATTGTTTTTCGAGTGCTGCGCGGCAAATATTGCGCAAATCGTAAGCAGCCTTTGCATCTGTTGCATAAACCACCAACTGATACTGTGTGTCGTCAAAGTTAGCAGGTTCGTCCAAATGGTTGTTTGCTTGCCCGCTGATGGTTTGCCATACGATATAAGGCGGAGCTGTATCATGTGGCGCCACATCTTCAAAAACTTTTGCTTCTACATTGATAAGCGTATTGACGTTAACATCTGCTTTAAGCGTGCGATAGATAGGTAAAAAGCTCATAATTTGGCAATCTCCTTGTCGAGCTCTTCTTTATAAGCTCTGGCAAATTCAGCTTGCACGGCATCCGTATTATTATTCAGTGCCGGTCGCAAGAACGGGGTTGCTGACTGATGCGCCGTACCAACTTC